CATTAAAAGAGGCAGAGTCCCAGGCGATCATTACTTTACAGAATAAATTGCTTGAATCCGCCATTGGTAAACGCGAGCTTTTCAAAAAGGAAAGGCGGGATGGCGCGGGCAATATTATTGAAGTGACCGAAGAGGAAAGAATGCTTTATCCCAAGTCGATGCCATTTGCTTGGATTCTTGAGAGAAGATGGCCCGAGAAGTTTGGAAGAAACAGGCTTGAAGTGTCCGTTGATGTCAACAAGCCAATGCCGCTTATTGATGGGATTGATTTTAAAGACCCATTGACCGCACCCGACAATGAAGACGATGATGAATGATTAGACTATCCCGCCCCCAGTTAGAGGTTTTTAAGTCAACCACAAGGCGCAGAGTTCTTGTGGCCGGAAGGCGCTTTGGAAAGACGATTCTCAGCATTAATGAGCTTTGCAAATTTGCCGCCTTTAAGCCAGATAAAAGACCAAGGGAGATCTGGTATGTGGCGCCCTATTATGGACAGGCAAAGGAAATTGCATGGTCTTTTCTGAAAGAACACTTAATCGAAGGCAACTGGATCTCGTCAGAGAAACAATGCAATGAGTCTGCCCTATCAGTAACTATCTTTAATGGGAACGTGATTAAACTAAAGGGCGCCGCTAATCCCGATTCGCTGCGTGGAAAGGGTCTTTCTTTTGTTGTCCTTGATGAGTTCCAAGACATGAAGCAGGAAGCATGGTCGGAGGTAATTCGACCGTCTCTTTCAGATATGAACGGTCACGCTCTCTTTATTGGAACCCCGAAGGGCTACAATTGGGCATTCGATATGTTTCAGAAGGGAGATAAAGGCGGCCCCTCAAAAGAAAAAGGTTGGAGGTCTTGGCGCTTCACGACTCTTGAGGGCGGCAATGTATCCCGGGGTGAAATTGAAGAGGCAAAAAGAGATCTGGACGAAAGGACTTTCCGTCAAGAATATGAGGCCAGCTTTGAGACCTATGCCGGTATTGTCTATTACGCCTTTGATCGCATTGAGAATGTGATGCCCTTTAATGCGCCACCGAAGCATGAGTTTAGCCGCTTGCCCCTTCATATCGGTATGGACTTCAATATTTCCCCCATGGCGGCCACTGTATCCATAGAGACGCCAGACTACACTCATGCCTTTGATGAGATCGTTATCTACTCATCAGACACAAGGGAGATGTCAGAAGAGATAAGGGCCAGATATCCACATAATCCGATTTACATATATCCAGACCCGGCAGCAAGACAAAGAAGGACAAGCGCCGGATCAATGACGGATCTTAAGATACTTCAGGACTCAAGATATAATTTCATGCCGAGACTTAGAACTCATCATTCTCTAATACGTGACCGTGTAAATGCCGTAAATAGCCGTTTAAAGACCGCAAGCGGAATACGTAGGGCCTTTATAGACCCTAAGTGCAAACAGCTTATAAAGTGCGTCACAACACAGCTATATAAAGAGAATACCTTACAGCCGGATAAAGGCAGCAATCTTGATCATCTTCCCGATGCCTTTGGTTATCATATCGATTACCTGCATCCGGTATCAAGCGAGCTTGATGGGAAGAGCTTTAGTCCTATGGGTTAAAGTTACATTTTCCAAATGTTGATTTTAACTTGCTCGGGGATTTTTCACCTAACTGATTGAAATTATTGATAGCAACATATTAAACATTTTTATAGGAATTACATATGCCAACCGTAAGAACAGAGGATTTCGGCCCCAATGAGCGGCTTGAAAATACCTCAACCGAAGATATAGGCTATCATAACCAAGGGGAACCCTATGTGGAGCCCAGGAAATCAAATTCGATCGACCTTGATCAAGAGCACCCTGAATTTACAAAAAGAAAGGGAAGCTACCACAAGTGCTGTCAATATGTCCGTGGTGGGGATTCGATCGAAAATAAGCCGCAATACCTCAAACAGCATCCGTATGAGTCAAAGAAGCAATATGAAATTAGACTTTGGCTTTCAAAGTATCGAAACCATGCAAGGCCCATTGTCAACGTCTTTCATTCCGCTGTTTGGGAGAATCAACCGGACAGATCAAAGCTTGACTCTATTTTCAATAACTATCTTGAGGATGTAGACCGTCAAGGCGCCTCTGTTGACGAGTTCTTTTCTGATGTTTCAAGGAATGCAGCCACAGCGGGCATTCATTTTGTCTTGGTCGATCATACAGAATTACCCGATATCAACACACCTAAAACGAAGAAAGAGGCCGACAGGTATAATTTAAGGCCATTCTTCCGACACATCAAAGCAGAGCAGTTTATCGATTGGGGCTTTGAGAAGGATGAAATGTCCGGCGCTGAAATGCTCTCTTATGCCGTTATAAGGGAAGAGGTAGAGGTTTCATCCATCCCATTCCGGGGTAGAGAGATGCAGACCCAGTACACCCTATGGACAAAAAACAAGTGGGAAGTGTGGGTTCATGAAGAAAAGAAGGCCCGAATGATTCTTTCAGGAAACCATGGATGTGGCGTTGTTCCGATCATCCCATGTGCCTTTGAATCTGAAAAGCCTATGACGGGAATGTCTTCTGTTTATGATATCGTCGGCCTTTGCGAAAAGATTTACAGAAATGGATCGAGCCTTTCCAAGTCGCTCTATGACACGGCATACCCATTGCAGCTTTTTATCGGGTTCACAAACGAGCAGCTTAAAAACTTCATTGGCGCTTCCTCGTCGGGACTCATTGGGGAGATAGGCTCTGACTCGAAATACATTGAGCCAACGGGCAGATCATTCGAAGAGCTTAGAAAAGAGATACAGTCCGATGAGAACGCCATTAAAGAAATAGCCCTACGGATGATAAGGCCAGAGTCTAAAGTGGCTGAATCCGCAGAGTCAAAGCGTTTAGATCAAGAGCAATTGAACTCTAAACTCATTGAATTTGCATCCAATGTCGAAGAGTGTGAATCCAAATGCTGGAAGGTATTTGGCGTTTGGCTTGGCTTTGATGATCCAGCGGTTGAAATTGAGTATGCGAAGTCCTTTGACAATGACGCCATCTCCGTCGAACTTATATCTCTTTTCCGGGATCTATCCATTGACGGCATTCTACCCAATGACGATGTAATTGACCTTCTTATCCGATCCGGCTTTCTACCGGACAACTACGACAGGGTAGAGGCAAAGCAAAAGCTGAAAGATGATCTGAGGATTGATCCAAACTATCCGCTTGACAAGAGGGAACCTGAAAAAGATGAACCCGAAACCAAAGAGCAGATTTAAAGTTGGAGATTTAATAAGACACGAAAAAGGTCAGATCTATAGAGTGCTTGAAATTCCCGATAATTACAACCGTCTTGAGTATTGTAATATGCCGTTTTACATCTATATCAATGTCAAAACATGTAAGCAAAAGCTTTATCAAAGACAAGATGAAGTGGAGGATGGACGGTTTGAGTTTTTTGGGCGGTAACGGAGGCCATGGCATATTCGATAGTTTGGCTTTTATTTTTTGTCTTCAGGTGTTTTGAGTCATGAAAAAGCTTTTCTGAAAAAATAATCATTTTTCTCTTGACTTGGTTTTTAAAGTGAGATAAATACTTACTTAACATTGACTGAAACACCAACCAAGCGGAGAGAGAAAATGAAAAAATTCAACAGAGAAGATCACATGCACACGAAAACATACACCGAGGCGGAAGTCCAGATCATTGTTGATTTGGTCTGCGAGGAACTTGAAATCGCCCCGTGCGCAATTTATCCGCTCTCGAGCATCGAAGCAAAATTTGCACTCGAGAATGGAATTGACCTTCTTGGATTATACTGTGGCTTTGAAGGGGGATGTTACCGGATAGAGCTTAAGGACGAGGCAAATTTAAGGGTAGCTCTTCATGAAGTCGCTCATCACTATCAAAATCTCCGAACGGCTTATGCCGACGGTACACACACTCCCCACGACGGAACGTTCACTACGGGGTGCAAGAGCGTAACCAAGGCAATGAAAAAGATCTTCAAAGAATGGGAACCCAACAGCAGTTTTCTGAGATAAACAAAACAAACGCCCCGAAAGGGGCAAAAACAAATGAGAGAATTGATTTAATCTCAAAGGGAGGGTAGATTTCATTCTATCTTCCCTTTTTTATTTTGGAGAGCAGCATGACACCTGAAGATTATTTTAAAAGCGAGTTGATAGCAAAGCAGCTATCGCTCGATAAATTCACAGAAAAGCAAATCAAAGAGATCAGGGCGATCTTTAATAAGGCCGCAAAAGAAATGCTTGTCTACGCCAAAAAGAAAGCCAAAGCAGATTATGGCGAAGGCGGCTGGACAAAGGATCGTTATCTTAAAATTCTGGACTATTTCAAGGATGCCGACAAAGCCTTAAAAGATGCGATAAAAGACCCAACCTTAAAGGCCGGAGAGATAGCCTACAGGGCCGAGCTGAAAAAGTTTGATGATGTCCTATCTCTAAAGGGCTTATCGCCCTTATTCGATGAATTTAAGCTCTCTGATAAGAAATTGAAGGCTATGCTTGATGTTCCGGTGGGTGGCAAGGTGATATCTGAATGGCTGGATAAGACTTTTGACCGGATGATCTATGATAAACTCAAAAAAGAGATTAATTCCGGCGCACTTGTGGGTGATAGCGTCAATACCATTATTTCAAGGGTCAAAAAGCAATACGGCTTCATTGATCGGGTCACTATTGAGGCAATGGTAAGAACTCATATTCAGTCGGTCAATAATAAGGCCCTTGAGGATACTTTCAGACAAAACAGCGATCTTGTTAAGCAGGTTGAATGGTTGGCCACTATCGATAGGCGCTGTTGTATTCGCTGTGCTGCTCTTGATGGGAGAACTTGGCATTTTGGAATGGAGAGACCAAAGCCGCCTTTGCACGTTAATTGTCGGTGCTGTCTTATTCCCGTTGTCAAGACATGGAAAGAGCTTGGGGTCGACCAAGAAGAGGCAAACCATAAATTGAGGCCCAAAAATTGGGATCAGGGATCGACCGAAAAAACAGACCTTTCCTTTGCTGAAATATTCAATGAGCTTTCTGAAAAAGAGAAGCTTAATTATCTTGGCCCAGGGAGATATGAGTATATCAAAGATGGCAAACTTGACTTTAAAGATTTGGTCGATCCACTTACAGGCCAGCTTCATTTATTGGGTGAACTTGACGACGTGATAAAGAAGATTGCCAAACAGAAAAAGAAGACGGCTGCAATTATAAAATCTCTTGAAGAAAAGGTAAGAGCCGAGAAAGAAGCCAAACTAAAAAGCAAAGAGAAATCAGAAAAGATAAAGGGCGACATTGAAGCCAAAAAGAAAGAAAAGCTCAAAAAGAAATATGACAATCTACTTCTTGAATTAAGCGAAGACGCCGCAAATATGTCCCCCGAGACTTATTCAAAATTTAACGATGCCATTGCGGCTGGATTAAAGAAGGGCGAAGAGATAACAGACGATGTCATAAATGACCTTCTTGATATTAAAGTGAAAATCAAGGCGGATATTAAAGCAGAGGCAGAAAAAGAGGCGCTTAAGAAGAAGCTCATAGAAGACATAGAAGACCCGAAGAAAACGGTTATATTCAAAAAAGACGCAACACCACAGCTTGAGATTGGCCCGAATGACGCTCCATACACAAAGGTTCCAGAGGAAGTATTTAAGGGGACGCCAGCCCCAAATAAGCTTTCAGAGCCAATCCTTACGCTTGAGGGTGAGATTGTGGAAGATGGGGGAAAGAAATCTGCCGGATGTATTATTGTAGATGAAGAGACGGATAAAATATGGCTTGTGGAGCCGAAAAATCACTTTGGAGGCTATGAACACACATACCCCAAGGGAACTATAGACAGCAAGCCATCTATCCTTGAGGCGCAAAATACGGCGATTAAGGAGGTATGGGAAGAGTCTGGTCTTGATGTCGAGATTATCGGGTATCTTGGAGATTATGAAAAGACCACATCCAAAACAAGATATTATATCGCAAAAAAGAAGGGCGGAAGTCCACTTGATTTTGAATGGGAAACTCAATCTGTAAAGCTCGTTCCCATTGAAGACGCCGAAAGTCTTTTGAATATGCCGATTGATAAAGATGTCTTTGTGGACTTCAAACAGGCATTAAGCCAGGCCAAGAAGAAAAAGGCAGAGCTTGGGGGCAAGGCAACCCTTGAGGATGCTTTTAAGAGTATTACGGAGGATCATTACGCAAAGGCGTATAAAGCGCTTACAGATAAGTTGCAGGAAGTGGCCGGACATCTTGACGATGCAGATTACAAATCACTTCATGAGGTAGTAAAAAAGGCTAAATTTAAAACATTACCGACGGGGCCGGATAAGAACAAGAAGGTTAAGGATATTTTAGACAAATATACCGCCATCATGAATAAGCCAAAGGTTTCATCAACGGAGGTTTTAAATAAGGCGGCCGAGATCATGAAGTCCACCGAACACTCTCCGTTTATTGAGATTGATTCACTATATTTCAAGGCGGATGACATTCTTGGTAGTGTTATGGGCGGAAATCTGTCTTTGGATGACGGTATGAAGCTCTTAAAAGAGCTGGAAAACGAAGTAAAAGAGACAGTTCACAACCTTAAGGCTTCAAACCCCATCTATAAAAAATACAGTGATACGTTGTCAAAATCACCCGATTTAAAACCAGATCTTGACTATGCAATCAATAAATTCCATTCGGGAACTATCAATGAAGCAGAATATGAATCGCTGATAAACAAGGCGATTGGCCTTCCTGAAGAAATGGGCAAGGCGCTTATTGATTTATCATCAAAGGATAAGTCATCACTTAGTTACCTAAAGCAGCAGATGAAAAAGGGAAAGGTACCGAAGGATAATTCAAAGTCAATGCAGGTGTGGAATTCACTTTCTGCTGAGGCCCAAGAGGAAGTTTTGGAGGGATATGTGAAAAAGGGCGGAGTAGAGCCAGACAATCTTTCAGTAAAAGACGGTGTATCAAAAACTTACATAAAGCCCGGTGAGGTTGGAAGTTCAAAACCCATTAAGATCCTAAACGGCGATGATTATGTTAAGTACGGGGATCAAAAGGGGTCGAATGATGGGGGATTCTTCCATCACAAAAATAACTCTGCGGATCGGTGGTATCTTAAAAAGCCAGCAACCGAGGATATTGCAAGAAATGAAATGCTTGCCGCAAAGCTATATGAGTCCGCTGGCATTGAAGTCCCAACTTTAAAATATGTTGATATTAATGGAACAAGGGGCATTGCCTCAAAGATTGTCGATGGTCTTGAATCAGGTAAAGATGCGCTTCTAAGCAAGACAGCACGACAAAGCGTCAACGAAGGTTTTGTGGTGGATTGCTGGCTTGGAAATTGGGACACCGTGGGCCTAAGCTATGACAATATGTTTATCAAAGACGGGGTTAAGGCGGTTAGGCTTGATGTCGGCGGAGCTCTCCGGTATCGGGCGATGGGTACCCAAAAGGGGAACCTGTTTGGAAATACTGTTGGTGAAATTGACTCATTAAGAAACCCCTCTATAAATCAACAGGCCGCAAATATTTTCGGCGGCATCACGCAGGAAGAACTTGAAGCCGGGGCACTAAAGGTTATTTCAATAAGTGATGATGAAATAAAAAGTCTCGTAAAGAAATATGGCCCTAAAGATGGCTATGAACGCAATAAATTAATCGATATTCTTATTGCAAGAAAAGAAGACATCAAAAAAAGGTTTCCGAATGTGAAGCCTAAAGCAGAAACCCCCGCTCCCCCGCCAATTGATTTGAATGATAGGTTGCCAACTTCTGAGATTGAGTCCATTAAAGAGGCAAGAATAAACGGCAGAACGGTTACTGCTGACAAAGACATTATCGAAGATCAGCAGATTTTACTTTGGACTGAAAAAGACGCCAATGGAAACG